AGCCTCTTCAGGCTCCCCGCTGGTGCTGCCAAGCACCCAACTTGATGAAGGTCGGGCTTAAACTCTCGATCTGAGTTGAGATGTCCCCAAACGGTTGGTTGTGGTCCTATGCCCATCGAATACAATCGCTCCTTAAAGGAGTGGTCGAGTTCTCCCCACCGTATCGAAGTTCCTCCGAAGGCCGATCTGGCTCTTCAGTCAATGTCTAACGACATTGATGAGAAATTTCGTACGACGGGAAAGAACTCGTACCAGTATTCGGATTTCTACGCCGATGAGGCGAAGAATATCGTGTACCTGAGTAATGTGAAGACTGTGGAAGCTTCACTGAACTTTGAGTACATGTGGGGATACAACCATCCAGGTTGGAAGATTCACAACCTTCTACCTGGAATCGACATTGGTGGCCCTTGGATAAAGCACGATATACAAATCGTGAACCTTGGGCAGGAGATAGATGCCTCTTTCCAAGTATCAGGTCCTGTTTGGGACCGATACAAGGGGCTTCTATGCGCGTCTGCGGACATACCGGCAATAGCCAGTCATGTCCAAGGACGAGCCTTGTCAGCTGATCTTACTTGGATCAGAGGACTCGCTCCAGTTCTACTTCAAGCTACTGTGTTGAACGCCTTAGGCGCTACAGCAGTGTCTAGAGTAGAACCCACCAACCCTGCTGCTGACTTGTCACAGGCGCTGGGTGAATTGTACCGAGATGGGCTTCCTTCTCTGCCTGGAAAGCAGGAAGGAAACCTAGGTTCGGAATACCTAAATATGCAATTCGGGTGGGCTCCGACCATTTCTGATGGTCAGGACTTCATCCGCAGCATACGGGATTTTGATCTTATAAAAGATCAATACATTCGCGACAGCGGCAGACTTGTCAGGCGTAGGTACGACTTCGATATACAGGAGTCGTCCTCCGTGACTACTGTCAATAACAGCCCTCCAGCTCCCCTATCAGGGGGTGTTGGTCCGTCTGGACAGCAAGTTCAGCTAGGGACGTTGACAAAGACCGTGAAGACGGTAACACGTCAATGGTTTAGTGGTGCGTTTACGTACCACTTATCCAGCGACATGTTCCTGCGCAATATTCAAATTCTGGACAAGGCCTATGGCATTGTTCCAGGAATTGATACAGCGTGGGCTTTGACACCGTGGTCGTGGCTCTTTGACTGGTTCTCTAATGCTGGGGATGTCATTCATAACCTGAATGCATTCTCGCAAGGAGGACTAGTCATGCCCTGGGGCTACATCATGAATGATACGACGACGTATGTTGAGTATATACTCAATACACAGGCTCGAAATCATTCTAGTGTGTGGCGCCCATGTGTGTTGTCGAGTGCGGTAATTAAGCGTACTCGACAACGGCAAAGAGCCAATCCGTTTGGATTTGGGTTGACCTGGGATGGATTAAGTGCATTCCAGCTGTCGATCCTGGCAGCCCTCGGCATGAGTCGGGGGCGTTTAGCCTGGTAGGCAACAGCTTGCCAGGTCCATGCTTCGCTTAGCGGAGCAATCTGCCAGAAAGTCTCGTGATGTATGCAGACCCTCAGACCGTCACGGTCAATGCGGTAGCCAAAAGTTTGGCCCGCACTGAATCCGGCGACCACCACGGTGCTTTTGAAAGCACCGTTGATGGCCTTGTGCTAGGCATTTCGCATGCTCTAGCACGTCGGAACCGCTCGACGGTACGACTCGACGTCAACAAGACATCGGCGGACCCACTCGTGCCAAGCACGAATAGGCCCTATTCGATGTCATGTTACCTCGTGGTTGATGTTCCCCCTCAGGGGTTCTCAACTACTGAGGTCACCAACAACGCGAAAGCGTTGATTGATTGGCTGGCAATTGCCGGCAATCAGTCTAAGTTGGTGAACCATGAGTCGTGAAGGGAGGACGCCAGGTCAATAGACCAGCCCCTCCTGGAGGAAAAACATGCATCGCTTCGGACTGGCGCGACCTCTGAAAGGAGGCAACCATGAAAAGCCGAAGTGAGATCTGGCTTTCTCTACTCGATGAAATCGGGAGAGAATGCTCGGTCAGCACCACTCAGGACCGTAAGACGGTTCTGAGGCGAGTTAGAGCAGAAGGTGAGTCGTTTTTCACGACAACCCTTTCTCTCTATCACCAGGACTTTATTACAAGTCTGGAGTTAGGGAGAATTCCGGAAGGTGCTTTCCAAGGTTTCCGCCGCCGTAAGGTGACGGATACCCATGGAATTAAGCACCTTGGAGTCCCCGTATTTCTCGGTGGATTCCTGGATCTGCTCTTTACCTCGGAGAGTACGATTAACATCGGCGAATGGACAGCGGAAGATGTTATTCTTCCAAGTCCAGTGCTGTTGCCCGGAGATCATTTTGTAAATGATCCTCGGGCAGCGAAAGCAGTGAAAGGCCTGCGGCAGCTTTTGCTGCTCTTCTCAAAAGAGAAGATGCTGGCTACACCTGAAAAGGTGGCCTCTGCTATCATCAGCTATACCGATGTAGACGAGCATGTGACAGACCCTTTAAGGATAGTCGCGGTGAAGCCCTCTTTAATGAGGGTTACGCCGCGACTGCCAGAAGGATCATTGGGCTCGTTTTTGGGCCAGCTCTTAGCCGTATTGACGGCATGGTTTACCATGGTGAGCTGGTTCCTAGACATGGGCCCGGGGCCACTGCCGATTATCGGCGTGGGAATCTCAAGTGGGTTATGCCTTTTTGGCTTGATCGACTTGAGTATTTATTCCCGTACTGGGAATATGCTCTTCCCAATGCGAAATTCGCAAGGGAAGACCCCGATGTCACATGGCTGAGTCCGGGGGAAGAGCTACCGACTAGATTGGTAGCTGTTCCTAAAACGCAGGCAACACCACGATTGATTGCAGAAGAGCCTACTGTAATGCAATATATACAGCAGGCAATAATGCAGCCTCTCGTGCTAGAGATCGAGTCAAACTTGATCTCTGGGTCCTTTACCGGCTTTACTGATCAAGCGCCTAATCAGCTGCTTGCTCGTAAAGGCAGTGAGGATGGATCGCTAGCGACACTTGATTTAAGTGAAGCTAGTGATCGCGTTGCCAACTGGCTGGTGGAGGAGCTGTTTGGAGACTTTCCAAATTTCTTGGAGGGAATCCAAGCATGCCGATCTACTCGATGCCAGTTACCTTCAGGAGAGGTAATCCCTCTTCTGAAGTTTGCGTCGATGGGCTCTGCCCTCACATTTCCAATTGAGGCGATGCTGTTTACAGCGGTTGCCTTAATGGGATGTTTGGGCACGTCGCAGTCTCCGACGATGCCGCGTATTAAGCGGCTAGTCGGCTCGGTGCGCGTTTACGGGGACGATATTATTGTTCCCGCAAACAAGGCCGTAGCCGTGTCCGAGATGCTTGAAATCTTCGGATTCCAAGTAAATCGGCGCAAGTCTTTCTGGAATGGACCATTCCGAGAGTCTTGCGGAAGGGAATACTTTAAGGGCCAGGACGTGTCAATAGTCCGATCCCGTCGAGCATTTCCCGACACGCGGCGCTACGCTGAAGAGCTGATTTCTATGGTTTCTTTGCGCAACCAGCTTTGCGAGCATGGTTGGCTTGAAACCGTAGAATTGTTGGATACGGAAATCTTACGCCTTTTGGGCGGTCGGTTTCCATACGTGTCTAGCAACTCGTCGCTTTTGGGACGTGTGGGGTTGGAACCTCCGGAAATTCATCGGATGTCTCCAACGTTGCATAGACCGGAAGTGAGGGGGTATTCTGTTGATGTGAGAATTCCACGCTCACCTCTCAATGGTGTACCAGCTCTCTTGAAGTGTCTTATGCACCCGGGGATTTCTCGGATGCAGACAGATCACTTGAAGCGTAGTGGACGACCACGAGCCGTCGGCTTAAAGCTCGTGTGGGCACCAGTGGCGTAGACATGTCACTGGTGTGCTGGGAGTGGTGACCCCAGCAGAGGAGATG